AAAACCCAAATAATTCAGCACATTATAATAAATTTACTACAAATTATTATGACCGTGAAAATGATGTTGAAACAACATACGAGGGTTTCGGTATTAATAGTGTTAATATTGTAGTTAATTCATCATATATTCCACAAATAGATGTTGAATTTATTGATATTCGTGGGTTAGCATTTTTTAATAGAGAAAATTCACCATATAGAATATTATTTAATTTTCCACCACCAATTTTTCATCTAACATTTAAAGGATATTATGGAAAGCCATTAACATATCAAATGCATTTAGTTAAATATAATACTGAATTTAACGCAGATACTGGTAACTATCATATTAAAGCGCAATTTATTGCTATTACATATGCTCCTTTAACTGATATATTATATAGATATATTATACAAGCACCTTTAATGTTTCCAGATGAACAAACACTATCATCAAACCCTGATAAAAGACCAAGAAATACATTTGATTTACTACTTAAATTAGAAAATTTATATTCAGAACTTCCTGAGAAAATAAAAACAGATGTTGATAACATTAGATACGAAAACACTCAAAAAAAATTAAAATCATATAATAATGTTTTTGAAATTTTATATAATTTTAGAAATAAAGAAAATTTAAAAGCAAATAGCGGTAATTTGACTCTTTTCATAAGAAATGAAGAAATTAGTAGAGAATCAGATATTGGTAGAATTACTGAAATTCAGTCATTTTCGGAATATAATGAGTATTTAGAATCATTTCAAATGATTGATTTACCTAATAAGATTGGAAAAAAATTATTTATCGGGTATCATATTGAAACGAATAATGAATTAGATACTTCCATAGACGAAAGAAATAATAAATTAAAAGATAGATTAAATAAATATAAAAATAATTTAATAACATCTTCAAAAAAAATTATTGATAGGGTTTATATTAATGATATTAATGCTGCTGAAGAAATAAATTCAGAAACTGGTGCAAATACTAATGATGATCGATATGTTAAATATGTTGGTATTAACATAACTCAATTTTATGCTAAAGTTTATAAAAATAGATTTTTATTAGAAAATAAAAAGAAAAGTGCAATGAATCAATTGAATGAAAAAATTAACAACATGATTCATAAAAAACTTGGCATGTTACCGACAATTTATAACATATTTGAAATTCTATTAAATGATGTTGATGATTTTTTTAAAAAATTGAGAAATACTGCTATAGAAGCCGAAAATAATCATCACAATAAAGAAACATATAGAAAACTTATCGTGAATGATGGTACATATAGAGATGTAAAAAATGTTGATAACCCAAAAATATATGCATTTCCATTAATAATAAGACGAGAAGAAATATGTAATCAAACAAAAGAAGTTAGAACTGCCCCCGTTAATATAAGTAAAAGACTAGATGAACCATTTCCAGAACTAACTTTAGTACAAGAATTTATAAATTCATTTATAAAATATAATAGAATTTATAAACAAGCAACATTAAAAGATGAAAGAAACGCAAAGGGTGATTATAAATGGATACCATTTACACCAGCAGATAGTAAACTTGTGAATTTTAACATAAAAAGTCCTTATTTTGGAACAGATAGTGCGGGTGGGGGTAGCATACAACAACCAATCAATTTATTGGAAACAGATAAACTCACGCAAATATTTGAAATACTTTTAAAAAGATTTTATATTTTATCACAAAATTCATTAATATACTCATTTTATAATATTCCAGATGATACTGGAATTTATAATACATCTAAAAGAACTTCAAAAAATTACATAACTCTATATGCAAAAGCAGAAGCAATTAACTTAGCCAATTCAATAACAAATGAAGAATATGCAAAATTATTAAAAGAATTTAGTCAGAATAATCGTAAACCAAATCAATTAACTAATCCAACAAGTGGCTTTTTCACATATATTGAAAAATTTGTGAATGATTTATATACAAAAAATACTAAATACTATACATTATCTAATGGTGATGATATGTATAGAAATAAAAATAATGAACAATATGTTGGATTTAGTATTGTTAGTATGGATAGTATTGGACTGAGATCAGGTGATAGTGGAGATGAATTTGATGTATTTATTGAAAATAATGAAACAAAGTGGTATGAGTATCTTATTGGTAAAAGAGAAATTGAAGCAGAGGAAAGTTTTGAATTTACTGAAGATAATCTTATTTTTAGGAAAGATACGGTAACTTCAGATGATGTCACAAATGAAAGTAATTTAAGAACAAAATTCGTTGCATCTCCAGCAACTTTCTATAAGAGAAGTAATAACCAAATAATGAGGTTTTTTGATCCCTCAGAAACGATTAGAACACTTTTTTATGAAATTGGTAAATATAATCCATTCGTTGATATTGAAGAACCTGAAAATACAGACAATAATAAAATCAATCCATTTTTTGATTTCCCATATGAAGAAATTGTTGATAAAGTATCAAATGTAGGTAATAAATTTTTTGCACTAAAAGAAGAGAATGGTCAAGGGACAATTAATTATTATGATAAATTAAATACTAAAGAGAAAAATAATGTAAGTATTTTAGAAACATGGGTTAATTCACTTGCTGCATTTGATGTTGACATTTATGATGAAATAATTAAATATAATGGAAATGTTCAAAATCCTCATTTAACTGCATTAATTTACTTATCCTGTTTTGGTTATACATTAAGTGCATTTAATTATTACCCTTATGGGTTAAATGAAGATTTTTTTGTAACACCATCGATTGTTGAAATACCGCTTTTTTTGCAATTATATATGGGTGCACTAGTAAATGCAAAGGAAAGTGGATATTATGATGAAATATATAACTTTTTTGTGAATGGTTCAGGTAGTGTACTTAAAAGTGGTGGAATATTAATATTTGCTGATTTCCACGATATAAATACATATTTAAGTATTAATGATAAAGATACCTTAAGACAAAGATATTTGGAATGGTACACTGATGATTTCAATGATTTGGCAAGTAGTGTTGACAGTCTTTATAAAAAAATTAACGGTGATGAAAATAATGATGGATTATTTTTCGAAAGATGGATGGAAGAAGAAGGTGATTCTAGTCTTTTTGATAAAATATATCGTGTAACAATGGGTGATGATGTTAGAAGAAAGTTATTTAATGTTAAAGCAAAAGTTTATGAAGAACAATTAAGTGATGATACAAAATACTCAAATATTTTAACTAAATTAGTTGATAGAAGAGGAATTGCCATATTTAATGAAATCACTTTCAGATATAATACTTCAATTCAACCAGTATCATATCTATCATTAGAAGAACAAAATAATATTAATGAACGAAACGAAATAAATAAAACATATTTTTCATCTTTTTTTAGTGAATTATCTTCAAGAATTGAAGATAGACTTAATACATTACAAGAAGAAACCGAAGAATTCAAAAATTCTACTGGTGATGAAGATATTTTAACTCAAACATATTATTCATTTAAAAATATAAACGATAAATGGCTTTCTGGTTTAGATAATAAAGCAATTAATGGTTACCCTTTTAAAACTAATAGAAATGAGGGGTTAATCAGTCAATTTGCTTTTGTTGATAGAGCAATGAATCCAATTGGTGATACAATTATTGATCCTAAACCATTAATTGATGCCAAAAATAGTCCAGAATTATCAATATTTGGTGTAATATCACAATTATTATCATCAAACGGTTTTGAATTTTTTCCACTTCAAAATTTCATGAAATTTACTGAAGAAGATTGGAATGAATCATTTAGAATTGACACAAGTGGAAAACAAAAAGAATATCCCGTATTTGTTTGCATGTACATTGGTGGATCAGCAAGTTATCCTAGCAATATTAATTCATTCAGTCCATTTGATAATGATGGTATTATGGATTTAGAGAATCCAAATGTTAATGATTTTTTAAATGAGGGGTGTTCACCTGATCCGGATAAAGATAATCAAGTAGATACACTAACAAATGATGGTGAATTTTTACACCAAGTTCGTGCTTTTAAAGTTAGATATGGTGAGCAAAACCAAAATATGTTTTATGGGTTTGAAGTTGATAGTAAAGAATACCCTGAAACAAATGAATCAATACAAATTTTATCAAAATTAGCTGGTGATAATAGAGAACAAGCACCTGTACCTAAAGGGCAAAATTTATATAATATATATGAAAATCGTGCATATAGAGCAACAATAACTGGTTTTGGCAATGCAATGATTCAACCCACACAATATTTTCAATTAGAAAATGTTCCAATATATAATGGTGCATATGTTATCTTAACAGTTGAACATAGTATTGAGGATAATAGAATGACTACTAAATTTTCAGGGACAAAATTACTTAAATACCCAATGCCGAGAGTAAAAAATCCAGCTTCTATTATCGGATTTGAAGGTGGTAGTACTGCTGATACGAATGCTGATGCTGCGGAAGAAGCTACACAAGAAGGAGTAACATTAGGTGTTGGTACTGCTAATAATCCCGATCCGGCTAAATATAACTCAATGTATACATTAGAAATATATTAAAAATATGGCAAGACGTAGTGAAAAATTAACAGATAAAGGTAAAGCATTTATAAAACAAATTGTTAACAATAAAGGTAATTCATTACTATCAGGTTCAAATGGACCACTTCCTTATAGTGATAATGGAAGTGGAAATCTGGTTAATAAAAATTGGAGTGTTAATGCAAAATTTAATGGTAAAGATTTGACTAAAGATAATCTTTCAGATGCTTTAATAACTTGGTTTAATAAATATAGTGATGAATATGAACTTGACCCTAATATATTGGCAGCACAAGCATACATTGAGTCAGAATTTAAACTTTGGTGGTACGATAATGGTAATACAACAAAGTCAGGAATAAATGGATTTACTATGTCAATGGTTTATAGTGTTATTATTGATAATTTTACAAATATATTACCTAAAATGTCTATAAATGATATCAGTAATTTAAATAATAATTTAATATCTGCAGCTTCACCAACATCCTATCAACCATTAACTGGAAATGAAAACACTAAAGAGATTGCAAGAAAAAATAGAGGACTATTACATCAAAACATAATTAATAGTCCAGAAACTATGATTAAAGCACAAGCCAGATACATGCGTTATCTATCTAATAATTGTGATAATTTAGCAAGTACATCATTATTTTGTTATAGAAAAGGTACTAAATACATGGCAAATACTTATTCAAGAGCCATACAAAAATATAAGAAAGATTTATCAATTAATGATAATACTAACCCTAAATTAAAAGAGGGTTTAAATTATGTTTTAAAAATATTTGGTGTATTAGGTGATGAAAATAATTTATTAAAACCATTTAATGACTATAAACCTAAAGGATATAGTTTTGGATATAATAATAATAAAACAGAAATAATCGATGGTGAAGAAATAACACATCAAGGCATTTTTAAATTTAATGGTAAAAGTGATCTTATAGATGAAAACGGTAATTCAATGTACCCCAATAAAAATTTTAATCCTTTTGAAGCAAACAAAAAAGAATCTGAGCAATATAATATAGAAGAGGAAACACTTGATAATTTATCAATTGTTAGAGATAAAAAATATAAATTTATTTATTTTCCTGAAAGTAGATATGTTAGAGAAGAAACAAAAAAAATACAAATAGTCCTTCACCATACTGTTAGCGGTGGTAATGATGATGTTGCTGGTGATATTAAATTTTGGAGAGATAAAGGTGAAAGAGTTGCAACACCATTCATTATATCAAGAACAGGTAGAATTTTACAATTATTTAATTCTGATTTTTGGGCATATCATTTAGGGTTAAGAAATGAATACCTTAATGAATTAGATGTTCAAGGCACTAATTTGTTTTTAAATAGTAGAAGTATTGGTATTGAACTTGATTCATGGGGTGGACTATTATGGGGTGAATCAGATGAAGGAGAGGGTTGGTTTCCAACAGCTATGGATAATGACGGTGATATACAAATATTTAATCCACTAAAAGGTTCTAAACCAATTCCTGAAGAAAATGTTCAGGAATATAACAGTAGTAATGGATACCCACAAGGGTATAGAGGATTTAAAGCATTTGAAAAATATACCAGTAATCAAATTCAAGCAGCAATGAAATTAATATTATCACTACAAGAAAAATTTACTGACATTAAATTAGAATTTAATGAAGATATGTGGGATATTAATTATGATGCACAAATAAAATCACCTGATGGTGCTTGGGGTATTTCAAAAAATGCGCTTAATGGTGTAAGTGGTATCTGGACACATACAAGTTATAGAAATGATAAATCTGATTGTCATCCACAACCAGATTTAATTGAAAATTTAAGAAATTTAAATAGATGATTTTTATCGTAATCCTTGTTTTAACTCGAATAATTTAATAATATCACTATCAACTTGTTTTGGATTATATTCCATTTCATTGATTTTCTCAAGTGATTTGGTGATTTTATCATTTTTATTTTCTTCAGATAATGATTTTAATAAATTAATGTCCTTGTTTTTATATTCTTCAAAAAGTTCCCTCTTCTGATTATCATCATAATTAATTAATTTATTGAATAAATCAGCTTCGGCAAGTGTCATATTTTCATATCTTTCATTGAATTTGTTGACAGCAATTTCAATAACTTCTTCATTAATTTCATTAGAATTATCCATTTTTTCAAGATTCTCCTTCGGCTTTTTTATATGATCTAAAACAACACTAAATGATTCGTGTATTTGATCGACATTAATATCTTCATTTGGTTTCAATGATTCCTCAATAAGACAACCAATTGAATTATATAACTTAACCCTATCATCTTCAATTATAGTATCCTTTATAAAGGGTTTTAATTTTTCATGTTCTTTTTTTAGTTCATCTATAGTATAAACTTCAAAAAGTTTAATATTACTGTCAATATAACGAGGTGCAAGTGTATCATCATCAATTTCTTTGTTTTCAATATTATTAAAAACCTTAAATTCTAATTGAAGAATTGGTGATTCTTTTACAATATTCAATAAATCAGATGTTACCTTTTCTGCTTCATTTAATGAATTAGTCGTAAGATACGATTCTTTTAATAAATTTGAAACAATTAAATTAGCTATTCCAATATTTACATTTTCCATATACTGCATGTGATTTATTATAAATACTATAAAAAATTAGAAATTTTTCATTAGCAGTTAATTTTCTTCATTATCCTCTACATCGAGATTTAAATCAATGCCTTCAAGTTTTTCAATATCAAAGTCATTTATATTACTTGAATCATTCTCATTAAGATTATCAGTTTCTTTTAATATGGAATCAATTTCATTTACCATATTTTCAGCTTTTTTATTTAATCCCTCATTTGTAGTAATATTTTCTTTAATTAATTTCTTCTCTTTTTTTGTTTTTTGATAATCTTTATTGTTGCCATATATCATATTTTCAATAAAATTATCGTATTCATTATCATTCATTGTTTTCTTATTATCAACACTTTCTGCTTCAACGGGTGGTAAATCTGATGGTGATTCAAATGGTATGTTTTCACCACCTTCTCCGCCACCTTCAGGTGCTCCTTCTCCTTCACCAGCTTCAGGCATTTCACCACCTTCAGGTGCTCCTTCTCCTTCACCAGCTTCAGTACTACCAGTTGTTGCTCCAGCTAATTCGGGTTCACCATATTTACTATCAATATCTGAATAAACTCCAGATTTTTTAATAATCACAGGTGCATCTGCAAGTTCTTGTTGAACAACCTTTTCCATTTTTTGTTGTTTAAGATCATCAACAATTTCACGGTCACTCATATTGAATATAGTACGTTTAGCACGTGTATGTGACATTGCTGCAACACCATTTTCACCACGAGTAAGTTCAGTATATACTTGTGCTTTTTCACGGAATAATTCTGCTTTAAGCATTTCTTGTTGAGTGGATGGATTGGTTAATGTTAATGTAAAATTACCAATATCTTCACTATCATAACCCAATAAATATAGATGAATCATTGCCATCTTATTTAATTCTTGGATCATTGATTGTTGTATTCTATTAATTTTTTTAGAAAAGCGGATATCATATTGTGCAACATTTTTTCCACCACCAGCAGCATCTTGAAATGATAAGAACGGTTTTGGTATACCAAGACCAGTAAATAAATTATCACGTAAATATTCAATATCTTGTATTTGATCAAGATTATCAGCACCCGGTAATGTATCAATACCTGTTTCAACATTAGCATTTCTTACTGGTATAAAATAATCTTCATCATTACCTAAAATATTAAAACGATAATCAATTTGTCCATCATTTGGTGATACTTCCATTGATTTTTTAAATTTTGTTGCAAC